AATAGTAAATATAAACCTATAAAGACTGATACAGTAACGACAAAGTGGAATACAACAGTAACAGTAAATAACGTAAGAAGGTACCCTAAAAATGGCAGAAAAAAATAATCTAGTAACTGCGTCTTATGACCAGATAAAAAACAAGATAAAGCCAGGTGAGTTTACGACTAATATTGACTCTAAGATGGGGAGTAAGTTTCTAGAAGAAGAAACTATAAGTGGTAATAAAGACAATAGTGCATCATACGACTCATTTTACAAGAATCTAAACTCAGAAGGTTTAAACCCTAGGCAAGTTAAAAAAGATGGGCATATGGATAATTATGTCTTAGATAATGAGGGTAACCCTGTTATTGACTACTCAAAAATGTCAGACGGTGTTAATGAGAGAAATTTTTATAATAAATATGGTGAGCTTGTAGATAGTCATTTTACTAGCGGTACTGACGCTATAACAGCATATGGTGATACTGGAGATTTAAGGAATTATTCAGAGTTTAATTTAGGTTCGTATCAGTTTCATACAGACCCTGACGGTAACTTTGTAGACCAGGACGGGACAATTTGGGATGAAGAGATTGTTCGTAATGCATGGGATAACCTGCAAAAAAGAGGTCAACAAGTTCACAACGCTAAAACTACTCAAGAAGCTTGGGAAGCACATATGCCACTAGCTATGGGAGATACACCTGAAGGCAAAGCTGCTAATGAGAATCAAACATGGACATTTAACGAAGATACAGGAGTGTATGAAGGCTCAGATATATATGTTGGTAGTAGCGAAGACTATTTAACAAGACGATCTGATATTAATCATGAGTTAAATAGGCCTAAATCTAGCAATAAAACTCAAACATTCTTAGCAAGAGCCTTAGATAAAGTAAAAGGAATATTTTAATGCCAAAATTTGGAAGTAGAAGTAAAAAGAATTTAGCTACCTGTGATGAAAGAATACAAAAGGTGCTTAACGAAGTAATAAAACACGTAGATTGCAGTGTAATAGAGGGGCATAGAAGTGCTGAAAGACAAAATAAATTATTTGAAGAAGGTAAAACTAAGGTTAAATACCCCAATGGTCGTCATAACTCTAATCCAAGTAGGGCTGTTGATGTGGTCCCTTATCCTATTGATTGGGATGACAGAGAACGTTTTCATTTGTTCGCTGGTTTTGTTATTGGCATCGCTAAGTCTATGGCGATAAACCTTAGATGGGGCGGTGATTGGGACCAAGACTGGTATGTTCATGACAATAGATTTGATGATTTCCCACATTTTGAAATAAAGGAGGACTAATATGCCTAAAGGTAAAGGTACATATGGTAAAAAGGTAGGTAGACCACCAAAAAAGAAAAAAAAGAAGGCTAAATCTAAGAAAAAGTACTAAGATGTACGAAATAAGCATTAAACATAAAGATATAGGTAAAACTACCTATAAAATTTATAATAAAGAAGAGGCTGACAAGAAAGAAATTGGGTATGTATATTGGAAAGAAGCAGAAGAAGGGGAATATGCGCTCACTGATGATAACTATGTTGGAAAGGTTATCCAGAAGAAGTGTTATACTGGGGATAATGGAGTTGATAGTTATTATATTCGTATGCCTTTTGGGTACGCCTTTCATTCTCCTAAGTATCCTAATCAAAATCTTAAAGCAGACGGCAGATTATCTAATCACACAATGTCTGGCAAGCCTCAGCTCGAAGTACGTAAAGGTACCCAGGAGTGGAAAAACCTCGCAATGGTCTATAGTGTATGTTTTAATATGGACTTGGCCATTGATACTGTTATTAGTAATCCTAGCACTTCAAAGAGGAGGACAGTAAAAAGATGGATGAGAACACAGGAGTTTAAGTCTATGGTAAAAGACGAATTAAAAGAAGTATTAGCAGAAAAAGGTCATAATAGATCAAAAACAATTGACTTACTAGACCAAGCTTTAGAAATGGCTAAAGAAAAGAAAGATATAACAAACTTTCTTAGAGTTGTAGAGAATATACAGGATATGTTAGGTATGAAAGACAAGACAGTAACTAAAACTACTACTCAATTAGAAGCTACTGCTACAAGAAAGCTATTAGATGAAATAAATGAAGAAGAACAGCATCTTAAAGGTACACAGACTAAGATAGAAGCAAAGACATCTACAGATGAAACCTAAAAAACCAACAATGAGACAGGTTGCAACTGAATTAATTAGGCTAGATTTTCTTGTAAATAAAATAATGGCTAAAGTAATGGAGCTAGATAAGGACTCACATCCACCTAGAAAATTTGTTAAGTGTAAAGATTGTGAATGTGATATAAAAGAAGATGAATGATTTTGAAGCAGCATATGCTAAGAAACAAGCTCTTAAAAAGTTATTTAAAAACATTGCACTTTTTGGTCGTACTTGTTTTCCTACTGCTCTTAGAAAAGCTACTCCACCTTTTCATCATGAAATATATTCTAACTTAAGAGATAGAAGTAAAAAAAGAGTTTTAATAGCGGCGCCTCGTGGTACAGCTAAGTCCACAGTAACCTCCCTACTCCTTCCACTACACAGAATCGCTTTTAAACACGAAGATGACGAGGAGTTCATCGTAATCATCTCTGAATCACAGGCGCAGTCTATCAACTTTTTATCTCGTATTAAGTACCACTTAACTCATAGTGATAAATTTAAGACATTGTTTGGAGATATGGGGCCTAATACAGCTAAAAGATGGACAGCTACAGATGTAGTTACAGCTAATGGTGTTCGTATAGTAGCAGTAGGTACAGGACAAAGAGTTAGGGGTTTTATTGAAGGAGATACACGTCCTACATTAATTATTGTAGATGACTTTGAGTCAGAATTAAACGCATTTACACAAGAGGCTAGAGCTAAAAATAGAAAATGGATGACAGAGGCAGTTATACCGTCACTATCTGATGAGGGCCGTATTGTTATGATAGGTACTGTTATCTCTGAAGATTGTTTCTTATACTGGGCAAAAGATTCCTCAGCATGGAACACTTTATGGTTTTCTATAATAAATGAAGATGGTTCTCCAATATGGCCCGAAAGATTTCCTAATGAGCGTATATCTCAAATAAAGGAAGAATATGCATCTGTAGGTAATATAAATGGATTCTACCAAGAGTACATGAATATAGCACAATCTCCCGATGAAGCACCTTTTAAGCCAGAGTGGATTAAACTACATCAATATGACTTTGAGCGAAGAGAGGGTCAGCCATGTTTAGTTAAACAAAAGGGTGATAAAGAAGAAGTTATACCTGTAGAAGTATATGGAGGGGTTGATCCAGCATCATCTCTTTCAGCAAGAGCAGACTTTTTTGTTCTTATAACTATTGGCATTGATTTTGATGGAAATAAATATTTAATAGACTTATATAGAAAGCATGTATCTCCAGCAGAGCAGCCTGACATTATTATAGAAAGATTTAAAAAGTATAGACATCGCAAAATGAAGATAGAGACTGTTGCATATCAAGAAGCATTAAGAGCGGCAGTTAAAAAACGCATGTTAGAAGAGAATCTATATATACCAGGGTTAGAAAAAGGTGTAAAGCCTAGAACACGTAAATCTGAAAGACTATTATCATTAGTCCCTATGTTTGCTAAAGGAGAGTTTTACTTTAGAAGTCAAGATACAGAGGCTCAAGCAGAATTTTTATCTTACCCGAAAGGTAAGCATGACGATGTTATGGATGCATTATGGACATCACTAGAAGGTGCTAGACCATCAAGGTTAAAATCATTTGATGAGGATGCTGAACCAAATAAATTAAAGAAAGTACTTGATTGGATGACTTTATAGTACTTATATTACAATGCCTACATGGGTATACAAAACGGGGGTTTTAACATATATATGGCTTACGACGGAAAGTCTGGCAAGAAGATAGCCGAAGAAACCAAGCGCTTATTCGATTTATATAAAAGAAAAAGAGAGCATTGGGAAGTTCAGGCTAGAGAAGACCAGGAATATAGATTAGGTAGACAATGGACTAAAGAACAAGAGGAAACTCTTAAATCTCGTGGTCAAGCCCCTATTGTAGTAAATAGAATACACCCAGCAGTAGAAACAGCAAAAGCATTATTAACAGCAAATAGACCCTCTTTCAAAGTATCACCAAGAGAAGACAGCGATACAAAAGTCGCTAATGTCTTAAATCACTTACTTTCTTATATGCACGATATATCTGATGGTAGAACTGTCATTAGACAAGCTATCGATGATTATTATGTTACTGGGTTAGGATATGTTATGGTATATCAAAATCCACAAGCAGATGCTGGTAAAGGTGAGGTTATGATTAAAGACATAGACCCTCTTGACGTATATGTTGACCCCAATTCTAGAGATCCTTTCTTTGATGATGCAGAAAATATAATTATATCTAGGAACTTTACAAAAGAGCAAGCTAAGGCATTATATCCTCAATACGAAAAGGCTATAAGTGCTGCTACAGGCTTTTACGATAGTGACCAGATTATTACAGGAGGTGTAGATGATACAGGTATAACATTTCCTGGTGAAATAGATACAGTGGAGGATGGAGATGATGAATATATCAGAGGCTTTGAAAGGTATTACAAAGTTAATGAAAATATGTTTAGGGTTTTTGAACAATTTACTGGAAAAGAGTTTAGGTTTGATGAACAAACTTTTGAAGATTATTTACAAACACCTGTAGGAGTACATGAAGGCAAGATTTATGAAGGGCAAGACATTCAAAAAGCTCAAGATTCTATAGATAAAATGAAACTTCAAGTCTTAGATAAAAATCAAAAACTTATTGAAGAAGATATACACAAAATAGAAGAAGAATTGCAAATTGAATATCAAGAAATGGAACAAAGGTTAGCTGAACAAGTCCAATTAGGCAATATGCTTCCAGATAGAATGGAATTTGAATTGTCTGAACATATGGATAAAATGGATAAAGCTATTGAAGATGCAAAAATAAATGCAATGCAAGAAGCTGGTTTAGTAACTGAGTTACCAGGTGTTGAAATGAAAAATAAAGCTGACTTAGTAGGTGAAGGACTTATTGAAGTTGTACCTATTTCTGTCAGAAAAGTAAAACAATGCGTCGTTATAGGAAATAAATATATCTATTCAAGGGTGCTGCCAACTAGTAGCTACCCAATAGTTCCTATTGTTAACTTACACACAAGAACACCTTTCCCCGTTTCAGATGTGCGTATGGTTAAAGGACTTCAGGATTACATTAATAAAACACGCTCACTAATTATATCTCATGCAATAACATCTACAAATATGAAAGTTTTAATACCTTCAGGATCAGTAGATATGCAAGAGTTTGAACAAAAGTGGGCGCAACCTGGAGTAGGAATAGAGGTAGACTTTGATATGGGGCAGCCAGTTGTAGCTAGTCCATCACCACTACCTAATGAGCTCTATAATAACGAACAGACTGCTAAAAACGACATCGACCACCAGTTAGGACTCTACGAAATGATGATGGGCAATTCTCAAGCTGCCCCACAAACTTATAAAGCAACTATATCTTTAGACGAGTTTGGACAAAGAAAAATTAAGTCTAAATTAGCAGATGTAGAGGGAGCATTAACTAGAGTAGCTAAAATAGCTATACAAATGATGCAAGAATTATATCAAGAAGAAAAAGTATTTAGAATTGTTCAACCAAACAATTCGCTTAGCGAATATGCTATTAATAAAAAATTGTATGACGACAAAACAGATGAGATACAAGTGGCTAACGATATTACAGTTGGTCAGTATGACGTTGTCTATGTATCAGGCTCGACACTTCCGTCTAATAGATATGCGGAACTCGAATTTTATATGGATGCATACTCAAAAGGTATTGTCGACAGAACAGAAGTCCTAAAGAAAACAGAAGTTTTCGACATGGAAGGAGTTCTCCAAAGAACAGATACTATCGAACAGCTTACAGCACAACTCGAAGGAGCAAAAGAGCAAATCAAAGACCTACAAGGTGATATGCAAACTATGACTAGAGAGAATGTTCACCTGAAGCAAAAGGTAGAAGTAGAGAAGTTCAAAGGCGAATTAGATTCTACATCTAATAAGGCTAAATTAGCTGGTACGCTATTTGAAAAACGACTCGAAGATAATCTTTCAATGATTGGAAAAGAACTTCAAGACGCCGCCAAAGACAACAACACTGGCTCACCTTCTAGCGGTAAGAAGCAGCCTAAAGAGAGGAAAAAATAGCAATGGAAGCTAATAACGAAATGGCTCCTGAAAGCCAACCTCAAGAACAGGTTAATACAGATATACCTGATTTTGAAAAAGGTATGCAGGACACCCAACAAACAGATAACTCATTTAACGATATGCTAGGATTACCTTCAGCTGAAGAAACGGCTCCTCCTACACACGAGGATACCCAAACACTTGTTGAAAAAGATGTAGCACCTCAACAAGATTTTTCTAATGAAGAGGTAAATCCTGATAATAACGAACAAGTGCGTTATCAATATTGGCAGTCGCAAGCTGCTAAATTGCAGAATCAAGTAAATGAAATGAAAGAGTATCAACCAATGGTTGACTATCTCCGTAGTAATCCAGAGGCCGTGCAAAGTATAACGCCAGGTGGTAAGCCACCAGCAGAAGCTAATGCACCAACAAGTCAGGAGCAAGAGGAGTTTCCTCCTCCACCTGCTAGGCCTGAGCAACCTGCTGGGTTCTCTAGAGAAGAGGCATATTCAGATCCTGCTAGTACATCTGCTCAGTATTTAGATGAAGTTGATAAATGGCGTGATGATATTCAAACCTACAATCAATTAGCATCTCAATACCAAGTAGCTGTAATGAGAGAGACGTACAATAAGAAAATCGAAAACCTAGAAAATATAGAAAAAAGTAGAGTTCAGAGAGCTGAAGAAGCTAATAAAATGAATGAAGTTAGGTCATATGTTCAAAATAATTATGATTTAGGTGAAGACCTAGATGATTTTATATCGACCATGAATGACCCAAATTCAGTAAGCATGGACGAACTAGTAGCATACTATAAATTTAAAAAAGGTATGCCACCCGCACCAACACAACAATCTAATGTATCTGCTCCTAGCAATACGTTTAATCAAGTGAAACGTGCTCAGTCAGTCCCTGCTCCTATGGGAGTTCAACCAGCTCAAACAAACGAACCTTCTGATTCTAGTCAAGATTTTATGAGTGCTCTTATAAAAAATGACAAACAAAACAATATCCTTTAAGGAGGGACGTAAAAAATGGCAAACTTGAAAACAAGTACTCCATCTACTGCTTTTAATGTGCAGGGCGGACCAGCTATTGATAATATAAGAAGAACGTTTGGCATTGGTGATAAAGTTGCAGAGTTAGCTCCAGAAACATCAATTTTCTTCTCATATCTGTCAAAGCTAGGTAAAAAGCCTATCGATGAAACAGTATGGAGACCTTTAGAATATAGAAACCAATGGCAAAGACGTAACTTTACAGCAACAGGTGTTGCAGTAACAGATGCTAGTAATGATTGGGTAGATGCAGTTCTTGCTGCTTCAACCAATGAAACTTCAGAAGGCGGTGGTGATCAGGTAGTACCTACTCACATTGCATTTGAAGTTGATTACTCGCATCAAGGTAAATTAGTAAAAGGCTTAACTTCGTTAGGTTCTAATACTGCAGGTATGTTTTCACCTATCTTTTTAACTAAGAATCAAGTAGTTAGAGTTGGTGGAGTAGCATATAAACTTACTGCTGAGCCTGTTATATTAAAGCATGATGGTACTAACTGGAATCAAGATACTTCAGGAGACAAAGGTAAAGATAAAGGTGGTGTAGCAATTATACCAGTTGGAAACTTTATTGCAATGTCTACTAATAGTGAAGTTACTTGGGGAGCTACAAATTCTACATTTGCAAAAGCTGGTCAAGTAATGGGATCTCAATGGGGTGAGGCTACAGAAGCTCCAGAAGGTTTCAGAGATGAAATCTCTAGTGCAGAGTTTTATACTCAGATATTTAAAACAGCAGTTCCATTAATGAGTGGTTCAATGATGGCTACAAAGTATAGAGGCTATGCTAATGAATGGCAAAGAATTTATGCTGAGCACATTAAAGCACACAAAATGGACCTAGAAAATGCTTTCTTATTTGGTTATGGAAAGTATAATACTGCTGATGTTAGATCATCTTGGGGTATAGTACCGTTTCTAGAATCAAAAGGTGGCAAAAGGTACGAATTAGATTATAATAAGGGTACTGCTGCTGCTGGTTCAGATAGTACTTATGACGTTAAAGCAGGATTTAACTATGATGGTATAGTTGATGTAATGGATGACTTCATGAGTTATGAATCTGGAAATAGTGGACAGAAACTATGCTTAACATCTAGAAAAGTTATCAATAGTTTACTTAAAATGGGTGACGGCAACTTCTTGTCTAATTCATTTACTAAAGCTAGTGATGGAACTGCAACAAACAATAAAGACGTGTTTGCTGCTACTTTAGATGTTAAAGGTTCTAGTTTCATGCCAATCGATATAGCTTCAATCAAAACATCATATGGTGCTATGAATTTCGTAGCTCATCCGTTGTTTAGAAATGATATGGCTGATAAAGCTGTATGTATCGATCTTGCTAATGTTTCTTATCGACCATTAAGTGGAAACGGAATATCGAGAGATACTTTTGTTGAAACTAATGTTCAAGATAACGACATTGACGGCAGAAAAGACATGATTATAACAGAAGCGGGTCTTGAGGTAATGTTGCCTGAAACTCACGCTGTTATTGATTTTGTTGAGTAAATAATAGTTAACACAGTGATGCCCCCTGTGGTTGCAGGGGGTTATCACACTTAGGAGAATATGTCAGTAATATCTAAAATAACAAACGTACTAGGAACTACAGATTCAACTATATTTGATGAATTGCAGGATAAATACGATATTATAACAGAAGGTGTTTGGGAAGCTGCAGCTTTATTACCTGCAACTTACATGGCTCAAGCCACTACTCCTTCTAATGATCCAGAAAATATACCTAATGATACAGATGAGCAACATCCTATTGGAAACATAATGGATGATGGCCATGAGTTTAATCAAGATGATATTATACTTGCAGTAGAAAGAGTGTTTAGTGAAAGCACGTTTAAAGATAATATACCAACTGAAAAATATTTAACAAGATTTGCTAAAGAAATACCAATTACTCAAAAATCAAGAGTTTTAGATACTGATAGTATACATTTAGCAACAAATTGGAGTCCAGTTTTTTGGTTTGAAAATAAACCATCAGATTCTACAAAAAAATTAATATATGGAGCACCTTCTACTGTTGCAGTTTTTAAAGAAATAGGTAATGAAAATTATTTGGACAATAATACTTCAGGGTTTAGAGTTTATAAATATAGCAAAGTCACAATTACCGATGCAACTTCAGAAGTTAATGCTTTTGCTGGGTTTCCTCAGCCAACATTAGAACTAGTGTATTATCATTGCGCAACAAAACTTATTACTGCAGTATTAAATAAGCAGGGTATTGAAGAAGAAGATTCTGAATTATTCCAACTTTTAAGTGCTCAAAAAGCAGAATTAGAAAAAACAACAGCAACAAAATTACAATTTTTCAGGGAGAATTATTAATGAAGCAAAAAGAAATGATTGAAATAATTCAACAACATCACCCTGAAGCTACAGAAACCGCAATAAGAAAGGCTTTAAATAGAGCTCAAGATGACTTTGCATCTAAAACTAAGATACTAAAAGTTGCATCTAACAATTCTGATTCTACAGTTTCAGACCAGAGATATTATAACTTACCTCCAGAGGTATTAGAAATAAAAAGAGTTGAATTAAACGAAATAGAAATTAAAAGACTTTTAGATAGACCAATAAAAGGAGATTATAGCTCATGAGTATAGATGAGATAAGAAAGAATTACTTTTGGTTTATTAATGGAAACAGAATAGGTATTGTAGAAAAGAATAAAACTCTTGACGGTGGTGATGAATTTTTGTCAATTCAAAAAGCAGGAATGAATATTAGGATTGAATACATAACAAGACCATTACCTTTTACAACTGATTTAACTGAATCTAGCGAACTACCAGATCAATTCCATGAAGCTATATGCTACAAGGTTATATCTGACTTATATAAATTGCCAGGAGAAACTTTAAATTTACAATTGGCTCAATACTTTGACCAACAATACTTACTACAAGTAAGGGAAGGGAAAAAAGTAGGAGCAAGAAATAAAATATCAAGTGGCGTAATTAAACCCTGGAGTTATTAATGTCTTTTACAAGAGATAATATATCACAATCTTCAAGTTTTAGTAGAGTAGGCTCTGTAACAACATCTACAACGCCTGCTTTTTCAGTTTTTAACATTAACACAGATTCTACTAATTATAGTTTGGGCTATGATTGGGGAATAACAATAAATAACACGAAAAAATCACTTTCTTTTGATTATAAAGGAAGTTCTAAATTAACAATAACAGATAATGGATTTCAATTATCAAGCTTTGTTCTTCCAACTGTGTCTACTTTACCGTCGACACCAGAAGAGGGAACGCTTATAAATCATAACGATATATTTAAAATCTATATCTAAGAAGGAGGCAAACTCATGGCAACATGGCAAAAAGTCCTAACTGCCACAACATCGGGATCTGACTTAGTTGGCTCCGCTGGGGCTAATGGACAGGTTTTACAAACAAATGGATCAGATGTCTTAAGTTGGGTAGACCAGTCAACAGGAACTACAGACTTAGGTATTAATCAAGATGGTGACGGAGTAGAAATTACATCATCTTCAGGAAATAATGTAACTATAGGGGCTGCAACTAGCTCACAATGGGGTGTACTAAAAGATAATGATTGGACGACATTTAATAATAAGCAAGCAACTATAACTGGTGCTGCATCATCAATTACTAGTTCAGACTTAGCTGTAAGCAGAGCAGTATTAAGTGATGTTAATGGTAAAATAGCTGCATCTGTAGTTACTGCTGTCGAACTTTCATACTTAGATGGTGTTACAGACGGAGTACAAGGTCAATTAGATGCAAAAGAAGATGCATTAACATTTGGTATTGCTAATACTAATGCAGTTAAAATAGATAGCACAACTGTAGCTGATAATGAATATGCTAGATTTACAGCTAATGGATTAGAGAGTAGAAGTACATCAGAAGTATTATCTGATATTGGTGCTTTAGCATCATCCGCAGCAGCAACTTTTGCGGCATTAGGCGGAAGTTCATCTCAAAACTTTGCAGCTGATACTATAACATTATCAAATGACTTAAAATTAGATGGTCAAGCAAGTATACTGTATAATACTGCTGGTACAGCTGGTACAGATGATATATTTGACATCGGTCCAGGACAAGCAACAGGCACAAAAAACTTAAGGTTCACATATTCAGCTATTGGAACTGTTGCTAAAACACAATTTTATGGATACCTTGAAGCTGGAGGCTCAGGAGCTACAATTAAGGGCTATCCCGATGGAAACCTTACTTTGCATACAGATGTTGATTGTGTAGTAAGATTAGATACTGACAATGATAGTAATGGTAAGTTTATTATAAAAGATGGTGATGGTGCATCAGTTTTTGAGATAGATGAGTCTGGTAATGTTCAGTTAGATGGTGATTTAACTGTATCGGGATCAACAATAACAACATCTACTGAAATTATAGAAGTAAATAGCAATACTATAGTATTAAACGCAGATTTAAGTACTAGCACAAACGTTGATTCTGGAATTGTAGTAGAAAGAGGCTCTTCACACGATAATGCCTTATTTTACTGGGATGAAGGGATGGATTTATGGAGAATAGGAACAAATGCTGACGCTGATTTATCTACAACCCCTACTTACGGAGCAGATGTTATGCAAGTAAGAATTGATAATGGTTATAATAGTGCTTCTACAGAAGTTCCAGTTGGACATATGCAATATCATAATGGTATTTTATACTTGAGAACAGAGTAATGAGTAAAAATACCTTTAACTTTAAGGAAGATAAAACAAAAGTATCATTTACTATACAAGATACAGAAATGTTAATAAGATTGCTTCAAGCCTCTCAAATAACAGGAGCTGAAGCAAAACCTTTAGCGCAAGTGTTAGATAAAGTGGTAAAAATACATGAACAACTTCTAGCTAAAAAAGTTATGATATAATGGCAACTTGGGAGAAAATAAAAACACATGGAGGAGTTAATTCTGTAGAAGGAGACTTTGTAGCAACTTTCTCTGATTTTAGTACTGCTGGTTTTTTTAAAGGTGATACCATATCCTTTGGAACTGGAGATGCATTTACAAAAGGTAAGTTATATGTTTATGGAAATACAGGATGGGCTTTAGCAGATAAAGATACAGCTTTGCATGGACCTTTACTTATTGCTGGTGCTACTGCTGATACTACAGGGACTGACTTTCCAGATAAAGGTATGTGTATTAAAGGTTTGTTTCGAATTGACACTATATCAGGAACAGAGACTTTAGGAAGTGTTGTTTATTTAGGAGATAGCGGAAACGTCACTACAGATGTTAGTGAATTTGAAGCAGGAGATATAATAAGACCTGTAGGCTATTTAGTAAACACTACCTATAATGTAATATATCTAGATCCTGACAAAACATGGGTGGAGCTATCATAATGGTTTGCGAATACTGTAAAAGAACTGCTGGGATTGAAGTAGAGTTTGAAACAGTTATTGTAGATGCAGAGCATGCATTAGAGTACGACGATTATAACGAAGGAGATAAAATATCTCAATGTCCTCATTGCATGTCAATAGAGGGCGAAGATGGCTAATTATTTTACTGAAAATTTTGTAAGTACTATAGCTGGAGGAAATCTAAGCAATGTTACGACTACAGATGCATCTCACAGTACTGGAGGTTTAAGTTATCTACCTACTGATTGGGTTAAATTTTCTGATTTAACAGCAGATGTAAATGGAGCAACAATAGGCACTGCTTTTTCTGGAACACAGTTAGGACCACCAAACCAATCTTTATCTTGGGGAAATCAAACTACAGATGCTGATTTTAGAGACAATCAATGGGTAATACATAATAATAACACTGGCTCTCCAAACACAGGTCCTAATGGAGGAAGAAACCCTGCAAATAATGGTCATCTTACCTCAACAAATAACAATAAATACCTTGGATGGGAAGGGTCATCAATAAATGGAAGTAACTTTGGAAATACTACTACCAGAGATAGAGGCTTAGGGTTAATAAGGACAAAAGCAATTGATTTAACATCTGTTTCAAGCACAGAAACATTAACTTTAACAGGCTATTATCACGCATATGGCCTTGCAATAGGAGCTTTTGGAGTTGCTTGCACTACAAGTTCTAATAATGCATCATCAGCTAGTGAGGCATTTACAGGGTCTGGATTTACAGGGTTTACAAACGATACAGGAGACGGTTTAGGTGGTGGGGGCTGTAATATTAGTTATGGTGCTGCTAATAGCCAAACTATAAATGTATACAATAAAAAAAGAATTGTAGGAGAACAACAAACAGCTAACGCCGATAATTGGAATCCCTTTTCAGTTGATTTAACAGGAGCAGGTGGGCAAACAGTTTATATTTATTTTTTATATGAATGTATGAATCAGGTAACGTATAAGTGGAACGAAACTAATTCTTACATAGGAAGTCAGTATTGGAAAAGTGATTTTTGTATAACAGATTTATCTTTAGATGACTCAGTTGTTCCTGATACAGATTATGAAGGTAAAATATTTAACATAGCAGGTTCTTCTATTGAGAATATATATGGTCAAGATTTAGATGAAGGCGATAAAGTTATTGGCAGCGATGGTGTAAATACTGCAAATAATACTAAAGTCTTTAATTTTACAAATGTATTTACTGGTAGTGGAAGTTTAACTGGTAGTGCAAATTTTCGTATAAGAGTATCAACATGGACTACATTTGCAAGTGTAAATTTAGGCGTTGCAGGTAGCACTTTTTCAATATCTGTTCCAGAAAATATTGTCGGAAATGCTTACGCAACAGGGAACAATATATCTTTTTCATTTCCAAATCCAGCGGGTGATTACACTTTAACAAGTATTAGTGCAACAGTAACTCCTGCAAATGCAGTATATAATTATTATTTACATGCATTTATGAATTTTAAATATATTCTAGGTTATAACAGAACAACGCCAAGTGTATCAAATATTACATTAAATTGGGAGTCTTAATATGATAGACACATTAAAAACATCAGCCGTAGGTATTGCGGGATCTACTACAGCACAGATGCTACACTGGACAGAATGGGTTCCACCAATTTTTAGCGCATTAGCTGCGTTATCAACACTAATATTTATGTTAATTAAAATATACAAGGAGGTAAAATGAAAGAGCTTATTGCAGGTTACTTATTTAATGATGAGATGAAAGCTAAAGTTATAAAAGAACTTAATGCTAACATTAACATTCCTATCATTAATGAAAAAACTGAAGAAAAAATACTTACAGCAATTTGGGAAACAGTTGAAGCAGTTCTTAAAAAAGTTATTTTAAAATAGCGATGGAATATAGGGGCAAAAAAGTGTCTTGCGAAATGATGCTATATAGCGACTTAATAGTTAGAGATGGCAAAACCTTTGTAGAAGAATTAGATATAAAGGACTTAAAAATTTACAAAGATAAGCCATCTTCTTGCCCTTGCTGCAAAAGTAAAAAAGTTATAGGACTAGAAGTTCTAGGAGCAAAAGAAGGAACATTAATGTGGATTTGTGACGATTGCGATTCTATCTTTTTAAAATATAACTTAGAAAAAACTGAAGAATGGATTGAAAAAGGAAAAGGATTTTGGACTAATCCTATGGATTGGCCAGAACCTACAAGAGATCAATTTAACTAGAGAGGTATATGAAAACATATATAGTAACTCCTGATAAACACTTTCCCTTAGCTGATAAAAAAGCTATTAATGTTGTCTGTAAAGCTATAGAGGCAATTAAACCAGATGCATATATTGATTTAGGAGATACTGGAGAATGGAATAGTGCTAGTCATTGGAGATGGAAAAGAAAAAATAAACCACCATTAGAGTATTATCTTCCAGACGTTATACAAGAAGTCGAAGATGTAAACAAAGGTTTAAATCAAATAGATGAATCATTAGATAAAGCTAATGTAAAAGAAAAACATTTTATTACGGGAAATCACGACGAATGGTTAAATTACTTTGTAAATGAATATCCTTATTTAGAACAATATGGGCTAAACAAAGCACTAAAGTTAGAAGAAAGAGGATACAAAGTTAAAAAGTTGGGTGATTTATTAGAAATAGGAGATATGAGCTATTATCATGGACATAACTATAGTGGTATGAATCATGCGAGTAATCATTGTAGACAATATAAACAAAATATAATGTATGGACATCATCATGACATACAAGTATATTCTGACAAAAGTGCAAAAGGACCAATATCTGCATATAGTATAGGCTGTTTAAAGGATATGAGTCCTGAAGTCAATGGTTTTATAGGCGGTAGACCTATAAACTGGAAACATGCATTTGCTATTGTTACATATCATGGTCAAAATAGTTTTGTTAATATTGTAGAGATAAAAAATGGTAAGGCAATAGTCGATGGTAAGCTTATCGAAGGGTAGTAATGGATATAATGGCCATAATAGAGACTTTTGGAGTTCCTGTAGCTGTAGCAATAGCTTTCGGTTATTTTATTTGGAAGCAGAACAAATACATACAGGACGACCTTACAAAAGACATAAATCAGCAATTTACAAGGCTGGAAGGGATAGTTATACAACTAATAAATCAACAAAAAAAACTACAGTTAGAAGTTAAAAAAATGAGTGCATCTTATGATGCTTTAGTAAAGATAGTAACAAACTTACTTAAAAAGGACAAAAATGGCTAAGAAAATATTAGAGTTAAAGCAATTTTTAAAAGGAATTATTGCCGCACCTTCTGATGCTGATATACCAGAGGACTCTCCTGTATTTTCTAAAAATATAGACCCTATATCAGAAGAAGGTAAGTTAAAAGCAGTGCCAGAAGACCTGTTAATAACAGATGAGGAACAAAGAACTGCAAATATAAGGTTTTGGCCTACAAGTAATACAGGAGTTAACGCTACTCCAGTTATTAGTAGTTATGTATATAAATTGTATTTAAATGGAGAAAAGCTTTCTGAATTTACAGGAAGTTCTCAAGCAGGTGCTACATTTAAAACAACATTTAGTGCTTATCAGGCAACTGAGTATATACTTGACAATACTACCTGGCCAGCGAGTGTTGAGTCAAAAGAACCTTCTATAGAAATTAGATCTACAGACAATCCTGATGGGTATGGGGCAACATTAGGAACTATCGCTTCTGGTATAACAGATATTGCAACTGAAATACAAACTTCTATACCAGACCCTTTACAATATTATGTAGGACAATCTGTTACTTTTGACGATGGAACAAATCAAGAAACAGTTACAGTCACTAGTGTAGACCAGCCAAATAGTAAAATTTATGTGACAAGAGCAAGTACATCTTATTCATTTGCTATGAATGATGCTATAAAAGCTCCAGTTGACTATAATTATGCAGATATAATATTTAATGAAAATATACAATCCTTACGATTTGTTGTAACCAATGCGCAAGGAACTATAATAAGTAATGTAGAATCAGAAGAGCTCACTGATTCATTAGAAATAAATCCTATAAGTACTTATGTGCAAACAGGAAAAGACCAAGAAGCCGAAAAAACACACACTGATATTATACTATATGATAAGGACATTGATACTGGTGATACGCAAATAAAGGTTATTGAAAACTTTTATTCAGAAAATGGAAGTTCTAGGTCAGTATTAACTGGAGATGTTGTTGATTCAGATGACTCTTCAGAAAATCAATGGGCTTTACCTAATTATGATAGAGTTGCATTGCATTCTGGGGCAGGGTCTGTATATATAGGCACAGGAGGCTCTTCACATTCAGAGCCAAAATGGTTTGGTAAAATATTACATAAACCTTTTAACCAAGAAGTAGAAGGAAGATTTTTAGTTAATTCTAGATTAAAACCTGTAGATGAAGACAATACAGTATTTAATATATCATTTACTCAAAATCCAGTTACAGCAGCTTCATGGAATAGTGGTGTAACGCCACAACCGCTTAAAAGAGACCATGAAAACGTTATAGGTATATCTGAGGTCGATAGAAACTTTTTTTGGGTAAAACATAAGCTTTTAGGCTCTGAAACAGAAACTATAGTAGGAAAACAAACAAGAAGTACTACAATTGGATTTATTCCTGGCGCTATATGTAGTAGTCAGCATTTAATGAAACATTTTGCAGAAAAAGGTAGAACTAATTATCTTCCATATGTAAATGGAGATTGGACTGCAGATAATACTGACTATACAGACTATGAAACTAATATTGCAAGCCATTTAGATAATGATATTCCTGGAACAAATAAATCAGTTAAGCAAACTTATGCTTGGGTTGCTGGTAAAGACTCTTATGATACAATAAAAATAATGGCATTGAGATATATTGATGATGGTGCTGACAGTAGAAAACTATTAGTAAATGAGCAAATGTCTTATTTTAAATTAGATTTTAAATTAGAGACTACGGCAGAAATGAACACTATGCTTGGCGCAAGTAAGTCTATAAAAAGAAAACCTCCTATTAGTGCTAGAATATCAGATATATATGAAAAAGATAATACTTTATTTGTACTTTACTGTAGAGACGAAGGTTTTACACATAATGAAGAATGGTTATATGCTATTGATTTAACAAGTATAAGCACTACAGAACATTTATCAGGAGATTTAGTTACTGCAAAACCAATTACTCCAGCTTACAGATCATTGAAAAAATTTAACAAAGATTATAGAAACGAAGGTTCTGATTGGTATGCTCCTAGTGATGTATTTGATGGACGCAAGGTAAGTGATAGATATAAAGTTGGTAAAGATGGTTTTTATAGTGTCTATTCAAATAGAATAAAATGGAGAGCAACTGATTGTTTAGGTTTTTTAACTAATGGTAAACATTGCTCTGAAACTTTAGAAGTAGACAGCGAAATACTTGAACCAAATCTTGACAATTATTGGAATACAGTTTGGTGTGAAGATGATGGTGATCACAATAGCTATTACTGGGGATGGCAGGATGTAAGTACTGAGTCTAGCAACGATTATGATGATGACCATCCAAGGTTGCCTAGTTATCTTGATTACAAAGAGCTAGAAGCTTTTGTAGGCAATAATATGAATATAGGAAAAACATACGGATTTAAGGAAGGAACCTACAGAATATATCCACATAAAAAAGGTTTAACTAATTATAGGGATGATTCTGATGAAATTGGAGTGGTAGCTTACTTAGAAGGCGAACAATTGCTTAGCGACATAGTTATGAAGTCTGGATATAAAAAGTTAACACAAGGAGTAAAAAAGTGGCATAAATATAACTGGTTTGAAAATACTGTTACTCCAGAATTTAAGTCATGGGATGAATGGGTTATAATGCCAGCAAATAAACATAACTATGGAGCGCTGCAAAGAAGTATGGGAGAGGGTGGTCATACTGCTAGGATGGCAGACACTACAGTTAATGGCTTTCCTTTTTATTATGTACAGAAAATAGACAACGAGTTTATTGATGGAGTATACTCGTCAAACTGGTCTGCAGTAAATTTATTGTATAATGAAAATACGGATAGCAACCTAATTGATGGTAGAATTATAAGAATGAAATGTACGTTTAGGCCTGGCTCTATTTTTAATCAAAATACAGCAACAAACACATTGCCTACTAATAGTTGGGAGAAGGCTTCGCATAGAGCGATAACGCCATTACAAGTGTCTACTGTTAGTTCTTCACAGCCTAACAATGAGTTAATAACTCAACCTCCTCCAAGCAAATATGGACTTGTATCTGTAAGTAGAGGTGATGTGTTTACAAATGGTGCTAGTGAGTATTTAACAAATACTAGTAACGATAAAACTAATAAAACAATGTATATGAGTGGAGTTATGCCTGGACTAACTCACAACGATACTGCTATTGCAAAGTGGACTGCTAATACAACTACATTTCAAGGCAATAAAATAGATTCAAATAAAAGCGTAACTTCTGAATTAAGTGCTGATAGCATATTTGGTCCTTTAAAATTATCTGAAATAGGAACATCAAGTATGTCTCTTTCTTCAGATGGGACTTATGAAATAGCAAAGGTATTTGCAACTACAGGTTCAATTAAAAGTGGCTTTGCAAAATATTCTTCAGATGGAACAGTTGTAGATCCTGGTGAGTCAGACCCTTATCACACATCTAACACTCCTTACTTACATTTAAATCCATCAGGAGACCTAGATGTAGGGCTTAGTTTTTTACCACAAAGTCTAACAGATATTGAAACTGTACCTACAGACTCAGATGGAGATGGGGATATTGATGATGATGATACTCCAGTAACCCAATATAAAACTGGGAACTTTAATGAAGGCCAAACGTATTACTATAAAGTTGCAGTAGTTTACGATAGCTTTCAAGAAGGTCCTTTATCTTTTAATCAATATGCTAGAACAGTTACCGAAACTGGTAATTATAAAAATATGCAAATAATCTTGAAACTTAGTTCTCCTCCTATTAGAGCATCTCACATTACAATATATAGAAGAAATAGTGAAGATGAATTTTTTAGGCTAGTAGCAGAACAGCCGCTTGAAGATGATGCTTGGACATATAATTCTGCAGATAATGTTTATACTGCTTACGTTAATGATAATGGGACGTTAGGAGCTAATTACGAAGCTATTACAGGTATACCTGAAGACTTAGAGTATACCTTAGTTCATTATGGCATCGCAACAGAAGCATCTGGACACTTAGTAGTTGCAGATTGTTGGCATCCTAAAGTAAAGCAAAGTAAAAACTTTATATTTAAATCACAACCTCAAGCATATTCTACATTTAATTGGGCTAAAGATTTTTGTGTATTACCTAATAAGCCTACTGCAATACAATGGTTTGCAGGAAAGGTATATGCTTTTGATTTGCATAATACATGGAGAGTTAATTTAGATAGTATGGTTGTAGAAGACGCATTTGAAGGTACTGGATGTATAGGTCAAGAATCTATTTTAGTTACTGATTTTGGAATGTTTTTTGCAGATTATCAAGGTATTTATTTTCACAATGGAACTATGTCTGAAAATATATCAAGAGATATATCACACAATAGCGCTGCGGACACATTAGACTCATTAGACACTAATACTGACTATAATTACGAATGGTCTCCTTGGCAAAATATATCTCATAAGCTAGACCCACATTTATTGTACAATCCAAAGGATCAAAGTGTATTAGTATGTTTTATAAACCAAAAAGAAGGTTCTTCTGATATTTCTGCAGCATGGAAATATAGTATTACTAGAAAAAGATGGGACTTTCTTGAGCTAGATGAATTTACTGCTGTTATTACTGGTACTAGGAATGATATATATTTAGGTGGTAAAAATAAATTATTGCAAATTGGAGCAAGTACTAATTTAAATAAGGCTTATGATTGGGTTAGCAAATCTTTTAACATGGGCAGCTTATCTGAAGACAAAGTTATAAATGGATTGAAATTTCAAATGAATACGGCTGCAGATGCTACTTCTTTTAAGAATGCTTTAAACGATAGCTCTGATTTAGCAAATGTCGTTGTCTGGATGGATGAAACTAAAAAAGTAATAACAACAGATTACACTGTTAAAACTAAAAAAAATAGTGTTACTTTAAAATTTAAAGGTAATAAATCATTTAAAAAGTTTAGATTCGAAATACATAATTGTATTTATGAAATAGACTCTATTAGTTTAATATATAGAAATAAAAACGTTAAGGTATAATGGCTAGAGATATATCAAGAAAAAGGTCTAACCTTGGTAGTGGAGACATAAAAAGAGCACCTGCTACAAATGAGCAAAATCTACAGGTTGTTATTGACACAATATATCGTGAACTTAATGAACTTAAAAATGCAACTAGTAGCACTTCTAAATTATCAGCCTCTACTCCAACAGAAGGAAAAGATGGAGATATAAGGCTTTATGCTGAAAGAGCGACAGACGGAACAGTCGGTTATTTTGTTCAAGGAAAATTTGGAGACTCTTGGGCGTCAGGTAGACTGCAGTTAGATACTATTGCTCCAAAATCATTAAAATCAGATGGCACCACAACAGTAGTTCCTAGTTATGGCACTCCTGGTGAGGGATATATAACATCTGCTGGGGTAACATATGAAGCCTTAGATACGAATCTAGATGTAGGTGAGTTGTCTGGTCAAGTTGCTAAAGGAAATCACGTACACGACCATAATAGTAATAGTATATTAAATACAGGGACTAATACTCATGCACAAATAGATTCTCATATATCAGATTTGTCTATACACAGAGAGCCTAATGATTCTGCAGGCAATATGGCTCTTGTTAGAAATAATACTCCACATCCAGGTAGTCAAGATTTATGGGCACGATCTGACCATATACATCAATTAGACCAATCAGTTACTTATGAATTTACCGCATTACAAAAATTTAATGTAAATAGTGGTAATGCTATGGAAGTTACAGGTGACGTGACTATAACTGGTAACCTTACTGTAGATTTTGTAGAGGCAGATACAGGTGATACAACTATAGGTTCAGACCTGTCTGTTGGTGAAGATGTTATATTAAACAATGGAACTAATTTAAGCGGCAATGTTAATAGTGTAAATACCAATACTATACATGGCTCTACATTATCTCATAATAAAGTTCAAATTAGACATCAAGCTACAATTGGTAATCCTCAATTATCTTTAGAACATTCTAGTACTGTAAAAACAGGATTAAATACTAATAACACAGGTCAATTCTATATAAGTCCAGACACGGATATAGTATTAAATCCTACTAATGGAAATATACTTCCTAAAGGGAATATGGAAATTGATTTGGGTACAGATACTAGAAAGTTTAGAAGTTTATATGCAGGTGAATTAGTTGTTGATAATATTATAGCACAGAATGTTATGGCTACTATAGGTGGTAAAATTATGGTAGCTCCAACAAATGTTGTTATGGTAGATATATCTTCTACTGACACATCTATTACACTAAAATACAATGACCCTAACTTTCAAGATGCGTTTTTATTTTTACAAAAAGCAGATGTATCACTTCCTGATGAAGATAACAATGTTGACGGAGTTGTTCAGTTTGAAGTTATAAGAACTTCCAATGCAAGCCCTACATCTACAGATGTTAATGGTGAAACATGTTATACATATACAATAACAACTAGAAATGTAGATGGTTCTGGAGCAAATGCTTGGGTAGAAAATGATGCTATTGTATGCTTATATAAGCCAGGCTCAGGCGGGAACAAAGGTTATATAGAATTAACATCTTCTGGAACTGTTTTAAATAGTACTGGACCAAGAATAACTGCTTATGCTGCAAGTGATACAGATACAGTTTGGAATGCTGCTAAACCAGTATTTAGTATAGGTAGGATAGGAGGTTATGGAGGAGTACCTTCTAATGACGATACAGCTGGACTAGTTATTGGTGACAACTTAACTTCTGGCCCTAGTGATTCTACTAATCCTTTTAAAGGCATGGTAGCACAAAGAACAGGATTAAAACTGTTTAATACGCCTATTAAGATGTATGATGGTGACAATTTGAATGTTTTAATTGATAGAGACTCAAATGATAGAAATGTATTTGCTGTTGGAGCATCTATAGACGAATCTACTTTAGCAGGGGCTGACCTTAAGTTTGCCTATGATAGTACTCCTGGTGTAGAAACATATGTATTAACTATCGATGGTAATATAGATTTATCTGAAAACGTTGATTTTACAATAAGTGAAACAGATATAATGAGTGCAATAGACCATTTCTTACCTAGTACCGATATGGCAAATGTAAGTCAAAGAGGACTATATTTAACACCAGGTTGGTTGGGTTTTTGGGAATATGATGCAGCCAACCCAGGTTCTGCCTATTGGCCTGTTAAGATAGGTGCAACAGCAACTGGAACAAGTGGTGATCCGTTCTTTGAAATTAAAAATCACCCAACGCTTCCTACTGAATTTATAAGATATACTACTGATAATGGATTAGAAATACAGGGCAAAATAAACGTTCAAGGAAACTTTCCTTCTATTAGATATAGCAACTTTAACACTAATATAGAAATAAATATCTCTCAAACTACTTTTGTTGTAGCTAATAATATATCTTATGAAAATGATGAAAATGTTTATATTGCAATGAGATGTAGAGATGCAGAAAACGGTGCAGCTCTTTATTGGTATAATAGTTGGAATACATCAGAATATGGCGAGCCAAGCCCAGATGTTAATGGAGGAATATTTTTAGGTAATTTAGACCAAGGCTTTGTTGAGAATACCACTAATAGCTTTGAGACATGGCTTACATTTACAGTCCCTGTTGCTAGCTTAGGAAACTCTGGTAGTAATTATGGATTAATACAAACTAAAAAATTAAGTCAAGACGGAATACAGCTTTTAGATATAATAGTGTACAATAACACTGAAGAATACTTAAACTTAAATGAACTAAAAGCAAATATAACTGCAGGCAATGCTATACCTGGTAACGAAGCTTATACCTTATCTAATAATATAACGCTAGGAAATGGATCAATAGAAGTAGGTAATGCAACAGTAAATACTGGTATATATAGTTTTGGTAAGAATAGCTTTGCAAGCACTACTTCAGGATTTTATTTAGGTACAGGAACTTCAAATGTCAATCAATTTGGGTTTAACATTGGGGATGCAAATACATTTTTAAAATATGAAAGCTTAAACGGTAATCTTGATATTCAAAATGCTAACATGAGTTTACTATTTGATGGCGATGTTGATGTATTTATTGGAAAAGATATTGCTACAAACGCTTCAACTGATGGTAATGCAGATGATATAATGATAGGTACTTGGGACGAACAAACAGATGTAAATGCACCTGCAAGTCATGGGATATTAGTAAAACATGGCCCAAACGATTATAGTCAAATATATAAAAATGGATTTAACCGTTCTGGACTAGATTATCCAGTTTTAGTTCATCAGGGGTTTCATTTTGGAGGACCATTTAATCATCAAGATGAAGGAAATATGTTGGCCTATAATGATGGTACAAGCACAACTCCAGCAAATACCTTGGCAAGACACATATCTAATGCTCTTTCAGAAACAGGCCAAGTAGTATACCCTACATGGAATGATCCGATATATGGAAATAACATTAGTCACGATTTTGGTTTTAATAGAAGTTTATCTAGTTATAAAAATGAAAGAACTTATGTAGGAGATGTAGGAGGAGTTCCTCAATATGAAGTTCCTGCAGGTAGAAAGCTTATTTGGCAATTTACAGCTAGAGGAGTTATGACTGGAACTCAAGGTTCAGGGGAAACTACTTTTGATGATAGTGTATTTGGATTTAGCGATAGTAACACAATAGGTCATGTCAGTAATCATTATTTACTTCCAGGAAATCTATATAAAGAAGACTGGGTAGATTATATAAGTATATATGGAGGTAGCAGTAAAACTGCAAGTGGAGCAGATGCTGTAACATGGGATTGTAGGTATCATCTCCACTGGGATCATAATATGTGTGATACTGATAACTTTGGCAACATTGGATGGAAAAAATATCAATGGGGTATAAATGCTGGTGAAGCGACTAGAGAAGTTTATGGAAATAGTTATTGGACAGGACCTTTTCCAGGGAGTCATCAATATTCTGACACCTTAGATGATAAGAAATACTATGGGGCTATGCACCTTGAAGACTACTTGACAGTAGAAACTATGCCGAATCACCCTAGAAAAAAAGATAATGCTTTGGGAAGCCTATGGGTAAGCCGTGGAGAAATTGGGCCTGGAAGTCGAATTACTAATATGTATTTAATGGCTGCTTGTGAGCATAGAGCTGAATCAGGATATTCTAATGGTTTTATATACGCTGGTGATTTAAAAATTTGGGAAACAGAAGCTTAATGTCAGTTAAATCAGATATAGTAACCCGCATACAAGTAATAGATACAGGCGCTAGCATTTCTGAATCAGATATATCTAACACAATGGTAGACTCTGCTTGGGAAGATACCTGTGATTCAGTTTCTGGTGAAAGTAATTTAATTACTAGTAGAAACACTAGTGGCACTTGGTCTGCTCAAGACGAAGATGATTATGCTATAGACCATTTTAAAACAGGTATACAAAATATTATAAAAGCAGGCAGAGCAACGTTTCCATACCGATCTACGCTTTCAGGCAAGGAGAGATATATCGTATATACTAATAATAAGGTTTACAAATTTCCTACAAATAATGTAAATTACTTTAATAGTACTCTTGCAAATATAGAGTATTACGGTGCCGCAGCTTACTTTAGCAGTGTAAGTCAAGGCGCAAACCAAACAACCGCTACAAATACAGGTAATGCTGCTGTAGCTAATTATAACTATGCACAATAAAAGGAGATGTCGATGTCACTTAAACAAGAACTTGAACAAGCACAGGCTCAACAAGAGCAAGCAAAAACACTATGGACTAAACTTCAAGGCGTAATAGAATATATAGAAGGTAGAATAAAGCAAGAAAAAGAAGAGAAAAAGTCCAGTAAAAGCAAAAAATAAGTCTTGTATATATAATTGTATAGATATTATATTATACTGGCTTATAGTAGCACTTTTAACGTATACGGGGGTAATACATAAATGGCAGTAGATCCAATAACGCTAGGAATAATAGGCGGTGCTGGTGCACTTGGCGGTATATTTGGTGGTAAATCTGAATTTAACGAAATAGACCCAGAAGAAGTTGGGGGATATTTTGATAAAGGTGGATATGTTCAAGGTATGGCTAGAAGGTCTGAAGACCTTATGGACCCTAACTCTGCTTATAATACTCAAGTATTAGATAGATTAAAACAATCAACTAGCGACCAGGTATTCGCACAAAATCTTTTAGCAAGAAGAAATGCTGCAGCATCAGGAATGTTGGGACAGTCTGGTGTATTAAATGCTCTTCAACAATCAAATACAAGAAATGCATATAACAATATGCAACAACAATTTCAGCAAGGAATAAGCCAAAATTTAGACAGAAGTAATACTTTACTTGGGCAAGCTGCACAGTTTGATTTAGCTAAAGGTGAAGCAATGGCTTCTGCTTATGGTCAAAATATTACTAATCAAAATAATATGAATGCTGCACAAGCAGGTAACGCTATGCAAATGGGAAGTGGTATTGCTAGTGCTGCAGTTATGGCTATGTCTGACAAACGTAAAAAAGAAAATATTAAAAAAGTTGGAAGAGCTAAAACTAAAGATGGAAAATCAGTAAACTTATATAGCTTTAACTTTAAAGGCTCTAAAAAGAAAAATGTAGGAGTTATAGCTCAGGAAATTCAAAAGTCGCATCCTAAGCATGTAAAAAAACAAAAAAATGGAACTCTAATGGTTAATTATGGAGGTCTATTTTAATGACAGGCACTTCTACTAGTTATGATATAAATGAAGGCGAGTATCAAGAATGGGCTCGTAACAATGTGCCAAGATATGGTGGTCCAGAAGCGTATGAGTGGTTAAAAGATAATTATGAAAGTGTAAAAGGAACACCTCAAGAAGGTTTTTTTGTAAGAAAAGCAACAGAGCTTTTAAATTTTGACAAATATGATGACTTTAAAGATTATGACTTTGGAGACATTTCTAATAATCAGTTGTTAAAAGATTCAAAAATTAGTGCAATTACAGGTGGTGAAGAAAGTAGATATATAGGTAGACCAATAGAGGTGCCTGAAGTTAATGTTACAGAAACTAAGTCAAAAGATACTTGGATTCAAAGAGCTGCAGATCATGCAAAAGGTTACTTTACACAATTACGTGATACTGAATTAAAGCCAGTTGTTACTGGAGAGGAGATTGCTAAGTCTGCAGAAGTTCAAAAGAAAATGGAACCTATGAAGTTTAAGCCTACAGATACACAAATTTTAGACGACTTTTCAATTAAAACTAAACCATTAAACCAAAGAAGTATGATAGGAAATGCTACACAAAACATAGGCGGAGCAGGAGGATATAAAGTATATGGCAGTTAATTTTGGACAATACGAAGGTCATAGAATTATATCTGATGCAGGGTCTAAATCTGTTAATATGCTTGTTGATGCTTATAAGACTAAAAAAGCTGAAGACGAAAGAAAGGCTATAAGAGAAGAAGATGTAGCGTTTAGAGAAGAACAATCAGCCCAAAATCAAGCAGCTCAACTAACTAATCAAACTGGTGTTGTGCACACTGCTGTACTAGGCCCTGATGGCAAATATACTTACGAGCAAGGCGAACAAACATTTTCTGCTGGTCTGCAAGAAAAAGAGTTTAACCTTCGTCAGCAAGAGTTTGATGATATTAAGTTACAAAGAGCTGAAGAGACGACTGGATACAAGCATGAATATGATGCTGACGGAAAACTTGTTCAATCAATAGACCAGGATGGCAATCCAATGCTTACTATGGCTAGAGGAGATGTCTTAAGGCAAGATAGTCTTCTTAACAAGGGTTGGTATGATACTGATGGCGACGGCGTATTTGACCCAAATGTTGATGACTCTACTTTCGAATATAGAGATAAATTAAAAACAGAGAAAAGAGAAGCAAGTGTTATGGCTGCAACAGGTTACGCAAGTAAAGGTGGAGCTGATATGCTAAACACTTCTTTAATGAGCAACCAAGAAATAAATGATTACCTTAAAGAAAACAATTTAGAGGCTTTAGACAAGAAAGGCTTAGATTTATTTAGAAAAGAAGTAGAAAATAGCAAGACAAGAAAAATTGCTAAAATGGAAAACGACTATAGAAAAACTGGAAAAATAAATCTAAAAGCATATGGAGACGCTGTTTTTGCTTTAGAAAATCAAGTGTTAAACGATGAAGACCTTCAAAATCGTTTAGATGAAAAGGTTGGAAAGATTGACCAGTATGGCAAGAATGAATATGGTGCTACTAAAGCAGATATATCTTGGGCAGAAGGTCAAACTTCAGGAGCTATGGCAAATAGAGGGCAATCTAATAGCAGATTTTTTGTTAGTGGTTCTGGTTATGGTACAGGTTCTATTGGTGGCTCTAAAGGTGGTGCAGGGGGAAAATTTTATACGTCTGATTATACTGCTTTAGATGGTGATACTGATTTTTCTTTTGAAACTCAAACTAAAACAGTTACAAAAGATGACAATATGTTACTAGCCGCAATGAAACCTCATTTAGAGAGCATAGCTGGATATAAAGGTGTAGATGACCTTCATTTAGTTAAGCAAAAAAATGGTAATTACTGGTTGTATGAAGATGACCCAGTATTTGATGATTATGTTCAAATAAAAATGGAAGGCAATAAACCTATGGTTAAAATAGGTGGTAGTTGGATACAAGTAGATGGAAATATAGAATCAATCGTGGGAGAATATAAATAATGGCAATACAATACAAAACAATGGCAGCGGGTTCATCAATAACTCCTGAAGAAAGACAGCTTAGAAATGAGCGTAAGCGTATTGAGGCCATGGTTCGTTCTTATGAGCGTAATCCTAAAAACTTTAACCCTCAAATGACTGCATCTTTAGAAAGAATGGCTACTCAATATGGAGTAATGTTTAATAAATTTGACCCTGATAATTCTGCAGGAATTGTTAAAAAAGCAGGAGCATTTTTAGGTGGTGTTGTCGATGCCGTTGCATTAGATTTTATACCTGATGATTGGTATAGTTCCGAGGCTACTCGTTCTGCCAAAAATTGGGGTAAAGGTGTTGGTACTATTGGTACTGTTATAGGTACTGGTGGTGCAGCATTAGCTGCTAGAGGCTTAGCAAAAGGTGGAGCAGCAGCCGCTAAAATGGCAGCTCAAAAGCAAGCATCTAGAATAGCAGGTAGAACTAAAACTTTAAAAGGTCAACCAGCTAAAGAATTTACAGAAAGTGTTCCTGGTAATGCAGCTCAAAGAAGAAAAGCTAAAAGAGAATTTGATAGCCAGCCTGAGAATCAAGCTACTCCAGATAGACAGTATTCAAATATATCTGATAAACCTTCAAAAGCTGGGCAAAAGTTCGATCAAATGGATGCGGATAAAATTAGAGGAGCTGCTGAAGATTTAGGAGAAGGAGTAGAAAAAGCTGCTGCAAAATTAAATATAGGTGGCCCTGCATTTATGGCTACTGTTGGTAAGAATAGCATTAAAAAAGGATTACAAGACATTGGTAATGCTAAAGGTTGGCAATGGGCTAAAGATGGCTTAAAAGATGATGTTATAAAAGCTTTAGATGATGGTGTCTTAAAAATAGACGATATAATTGGCTCTAACAAACTAGATTCAAATCAATTAAAAGCAATAACAAGTAAAATTAAAAGCTTGCATAAAGCTAAAGGTGGTGGAACTACTAAAACTGGTAGAGAACTTCTTGCTCAAGCTAGAGGTACTGGAACAGATGTTGGTCTTTCTTCACAAGAAATAGTATCTTTTATTAATAAGGTTGGTAATAATAAAGCAATTACAGCTGATAAAATTAAGAAAATTGCTAAGAGTGCAGGTATTAAAGATAGTGCAAAACTTAAAGCTCTTACAGAGGCACTTACTAAGGGTGGTATGAAAGAGTTTGATGAAGCAGTACAATTCTTATTATCTAGTACTAAGACATCTAGTAAAGGTTTACAAGAGTTCTTAGCTACTAGCGGAGTAGATTTAGCAAAAGGAGCTGGAGCATTAGGCGTAGCATCTAATCCTTTAACAGGTATATTAGGTACTACAGGAATAGAGAAGTCTAGACGTGAGCAAATGGAAGAAATGTATGACCCTTTGAACGTCACTAATGTTCCTGAATAAAATGGAGTATAAATGTCAACACTTGATAAGTATGATAAGCTTGCAGAGTTTAAGCCATTCTACGACCAGGCTACAACTCAAAGATTATTAAATACATATTATCAGGTTCCTCATACATTTGATGAAAGTTTAAAGAATCAACTCTTTGAACATGCTGTACATTTTAAAATACCCATAGAAGATGAAAAAAAGACTGCACCGCAGGATACTAGTTTTGATCTTTTAAGAGGTATTAAACAAATGGGTCAGGGATTTATTTCTGGCTTTACAACATTTAATGTAGGTGAACCCACTGGAAATGAATATGAACGTATTATGCGTTCTATTGGTTCATTAGGTGGTTTCTTAGGTTATATACCAGCAGCACCTTTAAAAGCATTAAAAGCCTTCCAATTAGCTAATATGGCTAGAGCATTAAAAGGTAATTCTGTACCTTTATTTGTAGCTAGAAAAGCAACTGAACAAGCAGGAAATATAGCATCTAAGGTATTAGGGACTGCAAAGTCTTCTAGAGGCAAAGTGTTTTCTGAAGTTTCTGAATTTTTAACTAAAGACCAAGTACAACACGTTGCTGAGGGTGCGTTTAACCTTGGTGTTGCTAATGCTGTAGGTACTTGGCAATTAGGTGTAAATGAAATGCTTAAATCTGCAGCTTATGGTGCTACTACTGGTGGTGTTTTTAGAGGATTAACCGCATTGGTAAACAGAGGAGGTATTCCAAAACTTGATCAAGAGACAGGAAGGTATATTTACACAGCTACACAGCAGGAAGATAGGATTATACGAGCAGCAGCGTCATCGCTATATGATGGCATGCAATCAACGATGCGTGGTGAAACGACACCTGAACAAATATATTCCTACCTCTTAGGTGCTTATTTTGGTGCTAATGAAACTTCTGCTGGTCAAGCCAGAGCAATGAAGTTTGTCAATAAGGTTGAGCAACAAGCTAGAGTTAATGCAAAAGAATTAAAACGATTAGACAATCAAGGTAATCCGTTTAGTAAGGATGCACTTGTTTATGACCCAAGGTTAGTTGATGGCTATAAAGATTTACCTCCAGACGTTCAAGAATCAGTTATGCATACTATTGCACAAAGACATGGTACTATTGCTAAGCAAGTAGCTATGTCACAAGGCGTTCTTGAGAGTGTCGCTGGGTCAGGTAAAGACCAAATAGCAAGAGCATTAGATGTTGATTCTGCAATCAACGAGTCTCAAGATGCTGTTAGAACAGCTCAAATCATACAAGAAGCTCAAGACGCCAATATAAATATATACGATACTATTGGGCCTAAAGAAATTAAAAAAGGTGTTGATGAAATATTTATTGTTCCAGGTGAGTCTAAGATTGTTAGCAACAGACAAAAAGAGTTTGCTCCATTAGAAGTTGACCCTATAGAAGATAACGTTATTAAGTTGCCTGTTGAAAATATGACAGACGAAACTCTTACTATTAATAAAAAACTTATTAATGACGCTTTAGATCAAGTTGATAAGAAAAGTACTGTTTCTATAGGTGATGACTTACTTAAAGCTTTAGACAATGAAGCTCCTCAGACTGCAGAGCATTTAAGGAAAAAACTTTTAGATATAGAAAAAAGCAGATTTAGAGCAGAGCAAAGATTAGTAGACAAAGATGCTATACAAAACAAGAATGAAGATGAGAAGATTGATGATATTAACTTTGAAAAGTCAGAAATAACAATAGAAAAGAAAGCTCAAAGTTTTGTTAATAGATTTTTAAAAGATGAGTTCGACGGAATTGATGACCCTAATAAGTTAGGAGCTGCTAGAAAGAAAGCTAAGTCTGACGTATTAGATATACTTCAAAAAAATACATCTTTAAAACAATATCCTAAATTTAAAGAAAAGATTGAAAAGAAATTTGGCAAGGCTTTTGGCGACAAAGCTCTTTCCGATGACACTGAAGGAGAATTAAGACAGTTATTTATTAGACAAGTACAACAAAGAGATACTCCTCATATGAGTCTATTGCAATACTATTCTAAGTCTAAAAAAGGATTTGTTAATGATTTAAGTGATATAGGTATGTCTGGTAAAAATAATGCTAATAACATGAAGATTACTGGAGATTCTGTTAAGGCTATTGAAGTTGTTTATGAAGATTTAATTAAAAAAATTACAGGTAAAGATGCTGAGGAGCGTGCTTATAAAATATTAGACCATGTTGTTAAACTAAACGAAGATGGTAGATGGGAAGAAATAGAGCTTAAAAAACTTAAGAACCCTAGACTCTATGGAAAATTTAAAGATTCTGATGGTGAGTTTTTTGCTAATAAAGTTATTGGTGATGCAATGTTCCAGGCATCTAAAAACGGATACTATTACAATGGTGGTAAAGGTGATTCTGGAAAAATGTATTTTTTTAAACATCATCCTGATATTGAAAATCTAAAGGGAGTAGATGTTACAGCTAGGACAGCAGATGTTATTGCTCAATTTAAAAAGGTAGATGGAAATGCAGGAAAATATTATAACGTTTTAGCTAGTGAGTTTGTTAAAAAGTATCAAACAAAAGGTAAGCAAAAAGGTTTTGGTAATGCTAAACAGACTAGGGAATATTTTGATAAATCGTTCTTATCTAATATGAAATACGATGAGCTGCTCTACAATATAGAAGCAGTTAATAAAGGTGATATGCCATTTGTAGAATGGGCCGCTAAAAACTCTTCTATTAGAGATTCTAAAGGTTTTAATAAAAGAAACCAAATATGGATGACTGATGGATTTGAACTAGACTCTAAGTATTTTAAAGACATTTATGCTGAGATGGGTGGAGATATACCTATTAAGAAAAACAAGCTAAAATGGCGCTTTTTTAACGATCCTAAGAAAAATTCTGAATTAACTAGTAATTCTGCAGCTGAATTATATCAAGAAATAACAGATGGACAAATATTAGTAGAAGAATCTGTTATAGATGCATTTAATAAATCATATGGTCATCCTTACTCTGGTCAAAATAAAGCGTTTATTGTAGATTCTGATAAAGTTGATGGCGCATTCTTAGGTAAAATGATGTTCCATAAAGCTAGTCCAGAAGCTAGTAAATGGATGAGAGAAAATAAACTACATATGCTTGTTCCTGAATCTGCAGCTAAAGAATACGGTTCTAGGATTGCAGGTGATTTAAATGTAAAAGAAGATGGTACAGTTGATTTTGATTTTAAAGGTGGAAAAGACTA